CCCACCAATCCGCAAACTCTAAGCCATCTTGCATAAACTCTTTTGCGCGTGGGAATTGCTGAAGGAAATCTTCTTCTGTTAGTGTGACATTGCTAATCATTTAGCTGCCCTTTCTGTAATTTGCTCGCCAGTATCCATAGTAGATGGGGTAGTCTGGCCCTCTGTTTTGAGCATGATAACCTCTTTCTTTTGGCGCGGGATATTTACTTGCGTGCCGAGCTTAGGATCGTACTGTACAAAGAAACCTTTGGAATCCTGTGCAGCCAAAGACTCCTTGCGGGTCATAGCCTTATTCTTGAGGCCGACAATAACCCCATCAAAACCTGCTGGCTGCGCGTCCATTGGCCTAAAGTCATAAGCATCACCGTCAATTACTTTGTAGATTTTGCCCGTAGCCTCATCAAGCACAGACTCAGGCAGACCCTTCTTACTGCTAAATGCCATAGCTACGTTTTGACCATCGTCAAGCCATTGGCGCATCTGAGCCCAGTTGGTGTGTGGATTGTCAACGTCTACTGTCAAACCGTTTTGACCAGCCTTCTGCGATAGGCCTGTAGAGCTGTAGGTGTAATGGTGATTTGGCGCAACCGGGCGATACTTCATCTTTGTGTAATCGTAGAAAAGTACGTCTGGGTTTGCCTCAATAATTGACTTATGTACTTTAGGATCAATGTCAGAAAGTACATTAAGTCGAATAGCTAAAGCATTACCATTCTTTTCTGCTGCCTTCTTCAATGAGAAGATTTCTTCATTGAGCTTGATTGCAAAAGCCTCTGGCTCGCGGAACATAGCTTGCGTCATTCTAAAGCTACGTAAGCGAGTGCCCTTCATAGCATCTAAGTCTGCACCGCCACCATAGGCAAAGTAACCGCCGGATGTTTTTCCAAGGCATTCCTGAGCGCAACTTGCAGAGTTCGGGCAAGTGCTAAATTTGTTTGCTTTAAATGCTGGAGAGATAGCCAGCCCAGCGCTTTCAATATTACGGCCATCTGGCAGCTCAATCGGAACGCCGCCCTCAATACCAGTCTCGGTCTTCAGTAGCTTTCCATTAGTCGTAAGCAACCGCTTAGTTTTACCATCAGCTCCTACACCAAGGATTGGAGCCAGGCGCTGGTTAGCTTGAATAGCTAGATTCCTGACTGCCTCTGGAGTTGCTGTCTTAACGTAGCTTATCGCGTCATTAAACGCTTTTTCAAAGCGCTGTGTTGATGGCTCAAATGGGAATGGCTTTGCAACTAAATCTTTAAACGCCTGGTCAGAATAAATCTGTCCTTTTGGTACGTTTGCGGATACGTATTCCTTTAATTCTTTCTGCTGTTTGCCAGTTAGCTTTGTGCCTGTCTGCGCTTCAATAGCTTGAATCATTTTGGTAGGCGACATACTTGATGCAACACCTTCAGAAACAATCTTCTGCGCTATAGGCAAGCTCTGTGGGCTGATGCCAGTAAAGGTTATAGGTTTAGCTGCAAGCGGCGCGCCAGTTGGAATATCTCCAATTGCTTTAATACTCAGACCAACAGGCAAATCTTTGGTAGCTTGTATTGCTTTCTTAGCACCAGCAGCCAAAGGTCTGCCTAGCCCAAGTGTAGCTACATCGATTGCGGCGGTGCCGACATCTTCACTTAGCATAGCTGGGCTGCCTGATGCGCTGAAATAAGTACGGCCGTCTGGGCCAACTGTGCTGCTTACTACTGGCTGGCCACGCAATGGCTGGCCTGTACCAGCTGCAATCAGAGCTGCTGGCGTACCAGTTAATTTACCTTCATCTTTTGAGCCAACAAAAGGTAGGAAGTCACGCAGCTTGAGATTGCCAATAATTGGAACCTCACGGCCAAGCAAAGTGTTTAATGTGCCAGGCGCGCTTTGGTCAATCATATCGCCGAGCTCGCTTAACTTAACGCCAGATGTCTCTAGCGCTTTCTCAAACGCAGTCTGTGGGATACCAGTAATCGTACCCATCTCAGGCTGTGTAGGCGCTGTCTCAACCTGTGGGCCAGATACCGTTACCTTGCCAGTAGGCAAAGGCTCTGCTGGCATCTTCATGGCATTAGCCAAATCGCGCATATACAATTCTTCTAGCATCTTATTTCCCGTCTTGTATTCTCTTGATTGCGGCGGCCTCTGAGTCATTAAAACCTAATAGCTTTAAATCCTCTATGGTGTAAGTCCTACTGCGTTCGTATACTACCTTTTTCTCTGTAAATCTTTTCTCAATCCGCTGTTGTTTATTTTCGTTCTGCTTAACAACTAATTGAGCAGCCTCACCCTTTACTAATACTTGAGCAGCCTCAAAAGGATTAAATGCCTCACCGTTTGCGCGAGCCTGCTGCTGAAGGGTTTGCAGTTGAGTGGTTAGCTCTGCTACCGTTTTCTTTTCTTGACCAAAGCCGGGAGCCATCATATCTGGCACACCTAAAGAATTACGAATAAACTCACGCGCCCGAGTCATCTCGGGATTATCGTTACGCACAATCTTCTTGAGGTCGTTTGCTTGTTTCCAAGTAATTACCTTATTGTTTGCTAGATTGTCAAAGTAAGACTCGCCTACTGCTTGACGATCTGCTAAAGACTCAAATTGGCCGTACATCATTGCGTTAGCCCCAGCTCCTTCTCCGCTAATCAGCGCTTTACGCTCATTATCTGGCAAAGTAATGCCAAGAGCTTTAGCTTGATTCAGCACTTGCTGGCCACTAATCTGACCAGCATAAAACCGATCTTTAGTAGTGTTCATCTCATCTGCATTAACAGATGCGTTTAGTTCACTTGTGCGTTTCCATGCGGTAGCTACTTCACCGTTGCGGTCTACGTACATCTTGATTAGCTTGTCTTTATTAACGCGAGTCATTACGCGATCTAACTGGCCAAAGTCACCAGCCTGCATCTTACGCAATCCATCTACAGGATTCTTAGCAAACTCTGGGCTAGCTGTGTAATCAACAATAGCACCCATCAATGCGCGGTCAAAGTCTGCGCGTTTTTCAGCAAAGAACTGTGGATCGTTTGTTTGCGCTGCAACATCAAATACCCGTTGACGCTCAACTAAGATGCGCTCGGCCAGCAGAACTGGATCTTTCTCAACCCGCATCAGATCAGCAAGGATAGTAGGCGTCTGCGAGATTAAGTCATCTGCGTTAGCTTTTACGCCTTCGCCATAAATCTTATAGGCGCGGTCTGCTGCCTTAGCGTATACAGGCGCTCCAGCGCTACCAGCGGATGCCCTAAAACGCAGGCCTTCTTCTGGAGAGATGCTGGATATAGCTCTGCCGTATCCATCGGTAATTGCTTTAATCTGAGTCTGTACGTCTTTTAAGTTAAAAGAGCCAGCGTCAACCATGCCGCTTAGGCGTGAGAACTCATTACGTACCTTTACCTCTAATTCATTACGCAGCTGACCAGCCTGTACTTTGCGAGCTGCATTGCCAAACGTGGTGCCAGGCTCTGCAAACAATTCCTGCGGACTTCTGCCGCCTTCCATTGCAGCCATAACCTGATCTGCGCTTGGTTGGTTCTCTGCGCCGTATTGCAAGCCTTCACGCTCTGCCTGCTCCTCAGCCCTCTTAAATGCAAACTGGGATACGCGATCTAAAGCAGATGTAATAGTAGTTAGCTGTGCAGCAGACTCTTTTACATCAGCACGATCTAAACGTGAGATATCAGCAGGTAAATAACCTGTGGGCTGGTAGAGTGGGAGAGTAGCCATATTTAACCTTTAGGACATAGAGTAAGGAGTGCTCATGTCAGTAACTGGAGCCGGTGTGCGTGGAGCGCCGCCCAATGAGCCTGCGCTTGCAGCTGCCATGCCTAACTTACCAGCAGCATTAAAATACCCCGTTTGTTCCGCGGTAGTACCAGCAGTTTCATATAAGCTAGCTTGGATCAATCCATTACGCCGTTGTCCTTCTGCGCCAGCTAAAGCAAACGCAAACTCTTTACCGCCGCGAGTGCTGTTTACCGCTTGAATTAATCCAGCAGATCCTTCAAACGCATTTACGCCACCAGCAAAGCCGCGAGCAATTACAGCTGCGTTAGCTGCGTTAGTGCGTTGCAATATTTGATTTGCTTGAAATTCATATTGAATAGCTTTGCGCTCGGTTTCAACGCGAGTAATAGATGCCTGCTGGTCATAGTATTTCTTTTTATCCTGACCTTCTTTTATTGAGCCATAAGCAGATACTACTGCTAAGGCGATAGCGACTTCTGCCATATCTATGTCCCCTGATGCGTAGCTACTTTGTATTCCATACCTAATAAAGTCATCTTTAAAGGTATGTCCTGAGATATCGTAATCTTAGCCTCTTGCGAGTAACCTAGGATTCCATGCAATGTTTTAGTTCCAGTAAAGGCCGCAACTGGCTGATCCAAGATGTCGCCGAAAGCGCGAAATGGAATCTGAGTACCGTTAATCTTCATATGTTGCGTATTTGCAACAAGGGCATTTACCTCAACAATGCGCTTTTTAAAGCCAAGGCGCGTACCTGTTTGCAGCTTTAGATCAACTGGCATTGTACGAACCTCAACCGCAATAGGCAAACCTATTTCATAAGACGATGCCGTAGCTCTTGGCAAGGTTACTGTACCGCCAGCAGGCACAACTTGGTTGGCCTGTACTGCGCCATCCTCAATAATATTAACGCTCTCCGTTACTAGGTGAGCCATCGTTACTGTGCTTACTACGCCAGTACCAGTTTTGGCCGAGTCTGTTAACAAGTCATTGTCAAACACCTCAACGTAGAACTGATTTACTCCATTTACATTGCGGCGCACCACGGTATATATTGTTGATATATCCACGCTGACATCAATGTAAGCGCCATCAACTGTAATGAACTCGGATGGGGCAATGACATTCTGTGCGCGCAATAGGGAAAACACGGCCATCGTGCCATCTTGCGTATTGGTAATCAAAAGCAAATCATTCTCATCTGTAGCTACAGACCTACGCAAAGCCAAACGACTTGGGCCTTTAAGTAAGTGGCCAGCAAGCAATGAGATTTTCTGAGTAACATACGTAGCTTGCGTATCTGTATAAGCAAACTCGTTTAAGGATTTACCTTGGCGTTGAATAAACAGAGTGCCTGACTCTAATTGCTGCACCCGCACACCTTGCTGCGTACCATTACGGCTAGCAGTCTTAACAAAGAAGTTGGTAGGGGTGATTGGATCTAAGCCATTCTGCGGCACATAGAACTCACCGCCAGTCGTAAACACCTGCAAATCGCGACCAGAGATAATATCTACGATTGCGTTAAATGTGTTGGTGTCTAGCGTTGCCTCAATGGCATCATCGTCTAAACCTTCAGTAGCATCAAAATCAAAAAAGAGGCCAACCTTAGAACCCCATATAGTGCTAGGGCGAGACTTAGAGCCACCAAAGTACAAACGACCTTCATGGAAAGTAACAGAGCGAGGCCAACCTTTTCCAGCAGACCATACATCTTCATAACCAGATTCATAGTCCCATTGTCCATTCGCGATAGCAGCAGTATTAAAAAACGGAAACTCAGTAATAGCATCTACTGAGGTGCCTGAGTTATAACGCACAATCTTAGCGCGGCCTTGTGGCTGGGCATTGACATACTGGCCTACAGACCCAGCAACAAACACACTAGATGATGCGGTCAAAGTAACTTTGCCGGATACAGCAGATGGTGTCAAGGTGCCAGCTGGGTTAGTAACGGCTACCGTAAAAGCATACTTAGGAATAGAGTCAAAGGTAATTGCACTAGCAGTCCAAAGAGAATCACTAGCTCCGCGAACAATCTCTATTGGTGCAATATCAGGATGTACCACAATCAACGTATCAGCCGATTGAGTCCATACGATATTAGTTAAAGTAGCCCCAGTTAGGCCTACTCCAGAGGTGCTAAGGTAGGGATTACCCGTACCGTTAATGTTTGTAATTAAAACTTTATTCTTAAATATGTACATCCGATTATGCGTAAAGCACAGCATATAGCTGTCAGATGTAGAAAACTCAAACTCAACTAAGCGTACACCGTTAGCAGCAGACTCAGCTCCGGAGTTGGCTAGGGCTGTAATGTAACGCGAGCCAGGCCTACGGCGAATACCGCCTTGTGGCTGGCAAACTACGTTAGTTGCTTTTTCTAGCGCGTTTGCGTATGCGGTCAAATCCACACGGGCGCGGAGTAACGGGTCTAATTCGCCTGTAGAAAAGTTAGTTTGTATGCTGACAAAGCGACTCATTAATACCTCACGGCAATAAGTGAGAAGTCATTAATTGCATTAGTTGGATTGCCTGCCCCGTCAATATTCATAGCCTGACGCAAATAGCCACCACGGCCATTTTCGCCTGGGCCGCCTGTAGCTACAGATTGCCAATACTGGCTCTTATCTGTTTGGTCGGTAATAGGCAAAGCAAGGTGCCAAGTCATCATGTACTTGAGGAGCTGCACAAAATAGCTAGGCATCTCAAACTCAGGCACCGAGTACTGATAATCAATATAAACCTGCTCGTAATCTGTCAGCAGCTTGTCGCCAATAATGCGATATTCTTTGCGTGGCGGCACGTTAGTAGCGTTGGTATCATAAATAGCTCTAGGACTCGTTAAACGGTCTCCTGGGAGCTGATACTCATAACGGTACTCATTGATAGGCGTAGAGATTAAACGCGCTATAGAAACCTTTTTGTAACTAAAAGACCAAGGATACATAAGTATTGCTTGATCCTTGATATCTGGGTATAAACGGTTGGCAACAGAGGCCTCGTCAGTCCCCTCGTCAAAAGAGGAGATCGGCTTTGCGCCCAACATCAACAAAGCATCAGAACATATTGATAGAGCGGTATCGCCAGCTGCCATTTAATTCTCCAATGTAAGAATGGGCCACCACCGAGAAACCTCAGTAATGGCCCATTTTATTACTAAATGCGATTAATCGCCGTCAGTATTTGCCAAAGTTGTACCATCGGTTACGTCAACAACGCCAGAGGCGTTAGAAAGAACATAAACCAAAGTAGCAACAGCGGTAGTACCAGTAGAGGTTACACAATAAATCAAGTCGCCAACGCTGAGGATGGTTGACAAGCTATTGAAGTAACCAGCTGTATTGACATCAGCGATTGCGTCAGTCGTTTTATAAGCATACATCGATGGGGCTGACCCAGCTTTGGATGCGGCGATGGTTGTAAAACCACTTTCTGCATATGCCATATTAAGCTCCTAATTAAGCAGTTTCACGTGCTGTGATTTTAATGATACCCTCAGCATCGATAGCAATAGCACCGGCAGAGAATACAGAGTTCACTAAGAACGATGTCTTTTCTGGGATGTAATTTACTTCGGTGCGAGGAGCGATACCTTCAGCGTAGCCGATTGCGTCCTTGTGGAAAGCAAAGCAAGTACGATCCAAGCTACCATCAATAGCCAAGCCGCCTTCAGAGCGGTCGCCCATTACATGGAAAGTAAAGCCTAAGAAAGTATTGATTTCGCCGCTTACCAAAGCCTTAACGGTATTGAAGTCAGAGCTGGTTACAGCTGTCTCAGACAACAACGATGCCAAGCCAGATGCGTGGAGAATAATGTGACGGCCTTCTGGCGGTACGTTATTCTTGTCAAGCAAGCGCTTTGCATCGCGCAGTTTAGCTACGTTAAGGTTGGTATCGCTACCACCGATATCGTTGCTAACTGTGCCTGTGCCACTTGCAGCTGTCAAAGCATCCAGAATCAACTGGTCTTGACGGCGGCCAATAGCATTGCCCAATACTTGTACGAGCTCTTGACGCTCATCAAAGTTTACTTTGGCTTGGCTGAAGATATCGCTATATTCAGCAGCGTTCCAGTCTTGCAATGTGCAAGTTACATTGGAAAAGCCTACGTTTAATGGGGTTACATCGGATTGAGTAATGCGTGGGGTTGCTACACCACGGCCAACTTTGGGAAACTTAACGGTAGAGCCTTCTACTCCACGACGCTGACGTACAGCACCAACCAGCATAGCCTTGCCCTGGTAGGCCTGTTTTACCTCAGCATCAAATAGAGTTACAAAGGCGTTCGATAATTGAACTGACATTTGAACTTCTCCTAGATAGGTAAACAAAAAATTAAGGTTTATTGCTTCGGTTAGCCTGTTTCGCAGGGCCGTATGCTTGCTAGTTACGCCAGCCAATCGACAGAGATATCTGCATTAAGGGTCAATTTAATGATATGCCTTATGGAGTTTCTAGCAGAAGTGTTACTAAAACGCAACAGTTTGTGTAAATATTTTTATAGGCGTAAAAAAACCCCGGCCGTACTGCGCCGGGGCAAGCCACTCCCGTGAAGGATCTATTGACCGAAAGTCGAGTTAAACATCTTCTCTACCTTGGCTCGGTATGCTGGGTCTGACTTGTACTTAGGATCCGCTACCATCTGATAGAGCTCATCCTTAGATGGCGCTCCCTCAACTGGCATGGACTGGGTAGGAATCCGAGTACCCTCGTAAGCCTCCCGTACTTTAGCTAAAGCCTTTAGGCCTTTGGCTGTGCCGCCCATATACTTAAATTCCTCAAAGTCATCTTTACCCCAGATGCCTTTGTTTACTAGCCCACGCGCCCAATCTGTCATGCCTTTGATTACAACATCGGCATTGGGGCCTAGAGCTGCACGCTCTTGCTCAATGGTACGCTGGCCGACTTCAGCCTGCTCACCACCCATTTTAACGACTTCACCAACTAGGGTATCTAGTGCGGCCTGCGATACGCCATACTCTTTGGCCCAGTTTAATACATGACTTTTTACAGGGTCATTATCTGGAATCTCGCCAAAGGCTGCGGTATCGTAATTCCCATCTACCGGGGCTTTGTGTTTGCCTTGGCTAATCTGCTTACGCAAGTCAGACCATGACTTTGCAATGCCCTCTAAGTCTGGCTCAGTAGTGTCTTTTTTCCAAAAGTTCTCTGGCCACCAATCGGGTCTTTCTAAGGGAGAATCATCTTCTTGTGGCGCCAAATGGCTTATTGCTGTGCTATTTGGGTTTTGTTGCTCTGCGGCATTACTGTCATCAACTGTTGCTGAATCCAATAGGCCGCTTTCTGCTGCGGGTTGGTTCGCTTCGTCATTCATTTTTACATTTTCCTAGCTTTAATTAGCCGCGCTTCAAGGTCTCTAACGATGCTGTTCTGCCCTTCTCGGTAGTAAGCAAAGCTAGAGTCGCTACCAGGCGTGGCGACTGGTTGCTCTAGTATGGAGGCACGTAGCCATCCCATGAGCTTTTTGCCATCCTCAGTACCAAATACTCTGAGGCATAGCTTGTTCAAATCCTCTACGGCCTGCTGAGAATCCCTAATATCTAGGGATATTTCATTGAGCCCTTCCCATCCATCTGTAAGCGCCTGCTCTAACTTACTCATTGCATCTTACCTATTACTTCGGCTGCAACTTCTGGGTTTTGTTGTGCAAGCTGCTGTGCTTGCTGCGCTGCCTGCTCTAAGTTAAATTGACGCTCCTCAGCCGATGCACGCAATCTGCTTGGCACGCCGAGCTTGTCAGCGATAAAGTCAATAATCTCACCGTACTTAGGAGTTGCTTGACCCTCTGGCCCCAGTTGTGCTGCCATCTGTACAAACTGCATTGTGTTGGTTACATCTTCCATGTTTTGAGCCATAGCCAGCGGAGCGATTGGGGAAACACGAACCTCTAAGCCGTTGACGCGCAATGGCAAATCGATCAAGCCACGCTCATCCATTACCTGTAAAGTCTTGCTTACCAAAGGAATCATTGTCTCGTTAATCAAACGACCAAACGCAGAGCCTAAGTTTTGGCTTAATTCCTTCATGCGCTCTACTACTTCGGTAGCGGAACGAGCAGACATATTGTCAGGTGGCAACGACTCATCTAGCAAGATGCGCTTAATGTTGGTTACGAGGTCATTAATAATAATCTGCGATACGTTGAAATCCCCAGCGCGAGGTAGCGGTTTTAATGATTCGCCTTGTGGGCCACCATTACGCGCTACTGGGATAATTGCACCGGGGATAATCTTAACGGTAGCTGGATTTAAAACGCCATCGTCTGCCGCTGTGTATACGCCTGAGATAGCCAAGCTAGCATTTTTAAGTACAAGCTCTTTTACCTTATTCAATGTCTTGATGTCTGGCAATGCAGTAATCAATGGGCCACGGCCGTAGATTTCGCCAGCGACTTTCATATAGCGGCTGACAACCCAAGGGCTGTGCTTTAGTCTGCGGTAAACAACCTCTACCTTAGACTCTTTGTGGATTACGTGATAGCAATAGTCGCCACGCTTAGGATCAAATACAGTAGCCTCGATTAGCTCTACATCTTCTGTAGGCTTGTTATCAATCTTGGTTTGCAGATCGGCGGGGATAATCGCGTCTTTCCATTGCTGGATAATTGCCTCACCCTTGATACGCATACGGCGGTATACGTTATCTACTTGGCCATTAGCGCCTTCCTCAAACGCAACCAAAAACTGTGGCACAGGAATGTAGTTAATAGGCGATATGTCATCACCAGGCTGCACCATCATTACTGCGGTACCGACTGACAGATCCAGTAAAAACTCACCAACTGCAATATCAAAGTTAGATTGCTTGATGGTTGCAAACAGTTTCTCTGTATAAATATCAAGAGCTGCATTAGCCTCTGCTTTGCGGTCATCTGGAATATCAGGGCCAGACTCTAAACGGCACCATCTGCGCTGTGGCGGGAATATGCCTGACTGAATACGGTTAGCGAAACGCTGTGTAGAGTTGATAGCAGTAGCATCAAATACGCGGTTCATCTTCTTAGCGCCGCCTACCTTGCCATCGTAATATCCATCGTACAGATTGCGCTGTGGCAAAGCAAACTCATATGCCTCATCGTATAGATCGCGAAAGTCCTCTTTCTTACGCAGCGCAATGTCGTGCCGCTTGAGGATGTCCTCTGGTTTTAAACGCATCATCTCAGCCATATCAATCCTTTTTGTGCTTATTTGCAAAGTTGCGAGCTGCCTCTTTGCTACCAAATCCCCACTTCTTCAGAGCCAGCTTTAGGCGTGTTGGCTTTCCATTCTCATCTGTCAACGGCCCAGCCATCCCACCAAATCGAGCAGCAAAAGATACGCGCCGTGGGTTCGTACCTTCTTTGACAGGAGCCTTTAGATTCGCGCCCTCTGTCCGCTTAAAATATTTACGGCCAGCCTCAGTAAGGCCGCCGCTTGGATTCTTATGCTCTTTCTTCATTCGTACCAATGAACCATTAAGTGCGCTGCGTGTGGTTGAGCATTTGCATTTGTCAATCTAAATAAATACGTTGTTAATGGTTTTAATACAAATTCAAAAGTAGCTAGTTGTGCACCACCACCCTGCTTGTTTGCTGGTACAAAATCAGACAGTATTTCTGTGCCGACTGCGCTAACAGTTGGATTTAAAACCGCAACCGCAGCACTTTCGGCTGTTAATATGCGATGCCGCCTATTGATTGTTAATGCTGTGCCGCCGCTTGTGGTTGGCGCCTCATATACATAAAACTCAGATTCTCCAGCGCAGCCATATTGAAACTGTGCGTGAGGCGCGTATCCAGCTGGCCAAGCAACCGCTATATCAATACTTGCGCCAGCGGCAAGACCAGCAACATATGGAAATAGCTTGTATACGTAATATGCTCTACCTTCATGCATCCTTAAATGATTTACATCAATAGTAGGAAACGGTTTATCTGAGCTAGTTAAATATTGAACGCCATCCTTATCTACATAAGATGGAGATACGTGTCTTGACTTAGTGCTTTCAGACTCTCGCTGAACGGTAATTGCCATTAGCTGTCATCTTCCTCGTCTAATTCCATAGCCTTCTCAAGATCCATCTCATTAAATTTGGATCTACCTTTTTGCTTGGCTAGCATCTGAGCTACTTTTTTATGAAAGGCGCTAGGCTTTTTAGGCATATCATCTTCGCCCTCATCCTTATCGTTACCGTTTAAATAGATTTCGATTTTCATTATTTACTCTTAGGTTTCATTGCAGTTTTAGCTGCTTTCTTAAAGGCTGCGTCAGTAGGAGCGCCAGGCGATCCAGGCTTACGCATCTTTTCCTTAGAGCCCTCAGCAATGCGCTCACGCTTGGCGTGAATATTTGCGTATAGTCCAGCTTTCATTTTTTCTTCGCCATTCCAGCTTCAGACATAGCAATAGCTACGGCCTGATCGCGTGATTTAACTTTGTCGCCAGAGCTAGACTTCAGCTTGCCTGACTTGTATTCGCGCATAACCTTGGCGACTTTGGCTTTCATCTTATCCAAGATTATTGCCTCCACCCAAAGTTTGCACACCTTCTTCTGGATTTAATCGGGCATCAGATAAGAGTTGACGGCCACGGCGGCGAGCACCGCGCATACGTGCGCCCATCATTTCCTCGTTTGCGCTAGCTTGGCGTAACTTTGGCTTCTCTGCCGCCTCTTGAATCTGCGCTACTTGAGCTTGAGCTGCTTGAGTCTGCGCCTCAGCCTGTTTTTGTCCGGATGTTTTGCCGCCCGTTACGGACGCAACAACATCAACTACTGGTTTTGTAACTGCTCTGACTGCTCCACCCATGATTAAACTCCCATTCCTTTGTTTGCGCCTAAAGTTTGCTCAACACCAGTCTCTGGAGTTAAACGCGTATCTGATAAAAGCATCCGTGAACCACCGCGCCTGCGAGCCGCTACTCGACCAGCCGCTTGCTCGGCAAGCTCTCTGCGCTCATCATCTGCTTGCTGTTTTAGCATAGCGTTTTCTTCACGCTGTGCGGCTATCTGACCTGACATATCTGGGCCGCCACCGCCGCCACCGAATATTCCACCCATATTAAAACCTCGCCATAAGTAAGTAATCAATCTGATCTGGGCCGTACTTTTGCATTACACATTCAGTTTTAAACCCGATCGCTTTTGCATAGCGCAAAGCCCTATTGTCGTCAGTTCTAACAGTTATTTGTAATCTGTGCAACTGGAGATATCTAATTGCGATATCGCAAAATGATATACCCGTTCTAAGCATAGTGGCTGGGCGTTCCCTAGCCTCATTATCAAAAATACTCCATAGCTCACCTACGCCATTCCAGATATAAACAATGCCAAATACAGCCATAGGCCTGTTATTTACAAATGCAGTAACCGCAGGGCCGCTATTGGCTTGGTAGCAGATCAACTGTTTTAACTTTTCACCTTTGGCTACCGCAGTTACCTCTGGCTGGTTTACGTCTAAAAAGTCAAAGTGCTCTGGCACAAATGGCAAAAAGTACATTCCTTTGCGCCTATGCACATCTTCATTTAAAATTTCATACGGTATAGAGGTTTTCATCTTCCAAATATATCAAAGTCGCTATTGGCTACGGTTTGGGCTACAAAAGTCTTGGATTGACCAGCTGGCCCACGGGTCATGCGCTTGTATTCGCCACCGCCTAGTAGCAGGTAGCCAAAGGCATCGCCTACGTGCGAGTGCTCATTCTTATTCGG